GTTCATCATCTCACCAAAATTGCCCCAGAAATTTTCTGGTGCTTGGGGAGCTGCTGCAGCGGGAGGTGCTGGGAACTGGCCAAGTTGTGGTTGACCAATAGCCTGGGTCGGATAACCGCGAGTCTCAAGTTGATCTTCGCTTTCGTACACAGGGTACGGACCTTCAGGACCAAAGAACTTAAGCGTATAATCGCTCAGTACATCGGGATTGGTCAGGATCTCGTTATATGCCAGGTTTTCTTGATGCTCGTTAACAGCAAAGTTAGCGTAACCCTTGATTACATCAGCGGCGCGATTTCCCCATGCGACGGCGCTGTCCACCATCGCCTCGAGGTTTAGAGCGTAGTTGTTCAGGATTGCCGGAGCCTCCATCCCGAACGCGTCCAGCACCTGACGAGTCTCGTTGCTCAGATTGTAATAATCCGCTACGGCCTCGTTCACTTCCTGGCTTGGAGCCTGGCTGTTGAGAGCCGACGAGAGCGTCGAATAAATTTGGGAAGAGCTGCGCGAGGATTCCTGGCTGGGAGACCAGGTCAGCGGAGCCGATTGTTGCGTAAACGGGTTGCTGGGTTGTCCGTAATTGGCCGGGGTATACGCTGTCGGTACTTGCGATTGTTGACCCTGGAACGGGGATTGGACTGGTGCGCTCAGCAGGTTCACCACCTTGTTGAACGCCGATTCCCAGGGATTCCCCGCCGATTCCGCCGGTTGGGATTGGGGGACGTACTGAGTAGGGGCTGATTGGTAACTGGGGATCGCCTGAGGTACCGCTTGGGGGTAACTGGTACCCACCTGATAAGCCACTGGTGCCTGAGAGGTCGCCACTGGGGCTGCTTGTGGAGCTGGTGCCACGTAGCTGCTTGGGGCGACTGCCACTGGTACTGGGCTCGTCTGTGGGATCGATTGGACGGTAGCGTCCTGCATAACTCATCTCCTTTTGTAAAGCTTCTAAGGTGCGATATAGATACGGTGTGAGATCTAATCGCGGATCCGCAGCCATCGGTAGGTCCGGTGATTGCGGGTGGGGAGTTTGCATCATTCCCCCCACTAAGCGAGCGAATTGAGAGTATGCACCCTGTAATTCGTTCACCATTCTGAACGGGAACCCAGATAACATCTCGGCCCGTTCCTCATCCGTCTTAGACGGGAAGAGGTATTTCAGTGCCTCAATGCTATCAACACCTAACTCCTGTAGGTTGCGTACCACAATGGAGTTGTTCAGGATGTCTTGGGTAGAGTCCTCATAAACAGGGCCTAACCAACGCCATTGAATTGTTACATCTCCATCGGGAATTAATCCAATAACTCCAGGGGGAATTTGTTGCGTACGGAGACAAGCCATCATTATTTTTTTGACTTGTGTTTCATACATCATTGTGGCGTCTTCATAAGCGGCCATATCCTCATCAGATGATTCCTCTGGTAGATCCAGGGGCTTTTCAAGTCCTACTGCAGCGGCGAGCGTATCCCTGAATAAACGTTCTTCTTGGAAAATAATTAATTCAAGGCAACGGCAAATACCATACGTATAAAGAGAAGTTGCTTTTTTCTTTGAAGTAGCGGACACACGACCGAACAAAGATTTGTATTCAGTTGCAGTTACACCAGCGGAGATGGATAGTTCGTCGACGCCGCCAAGTGCCGTTCGAATCTCTTCTCGGTATTGACGAGCAAAAGAGTTTTGATCACCCGTAATTGCATCTGGGACAATGTAACCAACACGATCATTTGGCTCTAGGTTTGCAATGATACGTGGAACCCGGAGTTGACCATCTACACCACGATAAATAGGATCAGATTTAAAACGAGATTGACTCAGCGGTCCTGCGCCACCGAATCCAGAGTTAGCAGCAATGGATGGGCGTTGAACAACGGCTTCTCCACCTGACTCCATCAAGTCTGTCTTTGGACGAGAGGAGAGTAAAGTTGGGTTACCAAAGAATTGAACGTTTTTTCGCATGGTGCGGATCATTTCATCATGCGTGCAGATGTGGTTGGCTAAAGTATCGAACTCACCAACACCTTCAGTAGAGAACCCCTTTGGATTGTTAAAGATCTCTACGCAAGGAATAAAGCCAAGCGTATTTTTAAACGTTTTGGTTTTACCCGTGATTGCTTGGTAGTTTGTGTCAAACGAAATCTCACCTTCTGAGTGAGTTTCTTCGATTGTCTTGCGTTTAATTGAAAGGCGAATGTAACGTTTTACGCCGCCACGTCCCATACTTGCAGGGCCGGTAAGGCTATTGGATTCAATGTCTTGCTGGTAACCAAAACCTTGACGAACTTTGTAGCTATAGATGATTACAACTTCATCCAGCTCGCCATCAATGTTGTAAAAAGTACGATATTCGTGTTTACGGAAATAGTAGAGGCGGTAATTATTCTTTGTAGGACGAATGTAAAAAAGACCCTGGCCATCACAAAGAAAATAATCCCAAATTGAATCAAGGCGTGTATCGATTTGATTGTATTTGATTACGCGATCAATAAAGTCTTTGCGCTGATTACCAAAGTTGTCCTGAGCTGGAAAAAATTCGACACCTTGCCGAATTCCAAACAACTTCATCTGCGCAAGATGAGAGGCAACAACGCCAGTATCAATTGCTGCTCCTCCATCTTTTTCAATGTAAGAGTCAATAATTTCTTTAAGCCTGGCTTTAGCGTCCGTTGCCATTAACTATTACCTTTTCTTAAATGCTAACAGATTCAGGAAAGAGTTTTACCAGCAAATCCTTGAAGTGCTTGTCCATATTGTGGACCGTAAAACAGACCAGCGTTCGCTAAGCCGCCCATGTTACCAATTGCGCCAGGGAGATTGCTAGAACCAGGGATGCCGGCTAAGGGAAAAGGCTGAGGGCCGGGGGCATTTAAACGTCGGTAGTAATCTTCAAGATCCTGAGGGCGATCATCAAATTTTTTCAGCTCTTCTAGCTGCTCACGTGGCATTCCTTTAAAAGGACTACGTGGACCAATCTTAAAACTTGGATCACTGGCCATTAAGTTGCCTACTGCCCCAGCAATACCCGATTCTCCAGAAAGGCGAAGCATTTTACTATCTCTTTTTAAGTATTCTACTCTTCTACAACTTCATAGCCACTGGGGTCATTTACTTTGCTCAAAATAATCCCATTGCTTCTTACGTCCCAATTCAACACGTCACCTTCTTGCCAACCGAGGTCTTCTATGACTTCATCAGGGAGCGTAATGTATTGATCTCCGTTCTCGTCCTCTTGGACCTCAAGGATGTAACTCATTTGGACTCAAGTAATTTCTCCATTAGCTTATCAAGTTTATTATTGATTTGATTGAAGTTGTCATGCATTTGTTGAATTTCTCTTAAGAAATCTACTTTAAGAACGTACTCCAGGGGCATCCGTTTTAAATCGTCTTCCAAAACGTCGATCCTGCGTTTCTGTGATCCAATATAACTAAAAGCCTGTTGGATTTGATCGTTTTGTCGCCCTAGGATCTTGCCTGCGACCCAGCTGCCACCGGTAACAGCAGATACAACGGCTGTTAAGCCAATGGCAACGTATTCTGGACCCACGACCCAAATTTAGCTTTTTATTTATTCTAAAGTTTAGTAATCAAGATGCAACTGTCCTTTTCTTGATAAACCATTAACAAGCCAGACGAGAGCGTCGGCGCAATCATCATGACTACTTACACCGAAATTTGTGAGTTCCTCGAAGAGATTTGTGAAGTTCCTGTAACGATTGAAGATAAGCTTACGGTCTTCAAACATGCCCATAATCCCACGGAAGCGTGCCAACTTATCTGCACGGAAGCCCTTGATTGGGTGCCAAATCAAATTGTAGAGACCTTCGTTATTCAGGCACACCCTCTTGAAGTCAGCTTCTAGAGAAGCCTGGTACTGAACCGCTTCGCTCCAAATGTCACACGTTGAATAAGTAGGGAAATAATTTCCATTGTCATCCCTGCCGAGCACGGACCAGTCGTTGAGTAATTCCTTGAGTGCATCTAGTTTTTCAAGGTTCCCCATTACTCGAATTCGACGGTAATCAATAACGTGAATTTGATCACCAATGCGACCACCCAAGATCATTACCGTGTAATCGTTCTTTTCCTTAGTACCAGCAGAAAGATCGACCCCAACACCAAGCGTGTCAAATTCAGTGGCTATCTCCGCTTTAACAATTAGCTCTGGCGCCAGGGACAATTCGTTTTGTCTGACGATTTGATTCATGTACTGGAACGAAAAAGCAATAGGTGCTTGTCGTTTCTTTTCCTTTAGATAATCCAAAGACCACATCTCCGGCCAATAAGACTTTTCCTCCCCTGTTTTTGGATCGTTTTGAATCGCGGAAAGAACAATTTGCGTCCAATTGTTTTGTTTGTTAAAGGTAGTTGCGTGAATGTCATCATGACGAAAGCGTGTACCAAGGCAGATGGCTCTACCGCCTTCAAACATTGTGGGTGCAATCACTGCGTTCCAGTTTTCCTGCATCTGTTTCCTAATGTCAGGATTTGAAATGTCTGCCGAACTCTTAATGGCATCATCAATAATTACAAGATGAGATCGTTTTGACGTAACGGAACCTTTAAGACCAGCAGCGCAGAGAGTAAACTGTTCGTCACCTGTCGTATCAATACCAGCAAAACGATGATCAATAGACCAATATTCATTACTGGTGACATTCTTCATCAAACGTACCGTGGGAAAAACTTCCTGGTAGCGTTTACTTTCAATGATACGTTTAATGGTTGCAGACTTGGAGCGAGCAATATCAACCGTATAAGACAAGTAAAGAATCTGAAGCGGCTTCTTGGCAGCCGTATGTACACCAATAGCCCAGGCGGTAAACAAACCAAGGACTGTGCTTTTGGCTGAACCCCTTGGGGCTAGAAGGTCAATATTTGGACCAGCAATTTTTGTTAGGCAAGAGCTATCTCGTTCCGTTACAAAATGCCGATGCCACTCTTTGTGATGAGCAGCGGGCGGTTTATCTGCTACATAGTCACAAAAAAAGCCAAAGTCTTCGCGTGCTTGCTGAAGAGCTTGAGCGTTTTTGGGTACGCGAATTTGTTGTTGTCTGGCCGCAGCTTTCGCATTTCTACGGTAAGCAAGATGCGTGTAACTGGGCACAACGATAAAGCAGTCTTTTTAAATACTAACTTATTTGTCAGTATTTTTGTTTTTCTGCTCTTTATACTTACGTGCTTTATCTAAGGCTGCTTTACGTTTTTCTTTATCCGACATCTCGGATCCGTCTTCTTTCTTCGCTTCCTTCTTTTTAAAGTGCTCCAGGAGTTCTAGCGGCATTTTATTTTTAGCCATATTTAATCAATAACGACGTGAACGGCCAGGGCCAAA